GCTTTTAACTATTTCCAAAATGGAGGAAATACTTTATTAGTAACTAGAGTTGTACCTTCAGCATCTTTTTGGACATCTGCTACAGCTTCAGCAGGTACATTTATCTCTAATAGTGCGATTATTCCTCCTAGTAATGTCAATTTTGGTAAAGCTGCTTTCTTTACAGCATCTTTCACCATGAAAACTATTGCCGAAGGTAATGTAATGAACAATTACATATCGGGTTCAAATAACTTTTTTGGACAAACTGGAAGTGATGGTACTCTAATTTCAGGATCTGGAGATAATGTTAGATTCCAAATTACAAGTGTTGACTCTACAAATGGTATATTTAGTTTATTAGTTAGACAAGGTAATGATACAGTAAACGAACCTAGTGTTTTAGAAACTTTTACAAATCTTTCTTTAGACCCAACTCAACCTAACTACATTTCAAAAGTAATAGGTGATACATTTAAACAAGTTACAACTGTTGATTCGGATACATTTGTTGAAGTAGTAGGTAATTACCCAAACAATTCAAGATATGTTTATATTGCTGAGGTAAACAACCCAACTCCTTACTACTTTAACAATGCCGGTACAGTAGGAACAAATCCTTCAAATGGTTTAAGTTGGAGTGCTTCTCTTCCAGTTGCATGTAATGGCGCTTTTGGTGGAGCTGGGGGTGACTTATATTATTCTAACATGGGGGCTGCTAGATTCTATAATAATATATCTTCTTCAGGTAATATTCAGGGTTTAGATGCAGATGATTATGATACAGCAATAGGTTTAATGGGTAACCAAGACGAATATGTTTATAATGTAATTTCAGTACCTGGTTTAACTAAGGATAACGCAACATCACAAATTTCTAGTTTAATTAACACTGTACAAACACGTGGTGATGCTGTAGCTGTAATTGATTTAGTATCTTATGGTTCTTCAACTAACCAAACATTAACAGCAGCAACAACTTACAACAGTTCATATGCCGCAGCTTATTGGCCATGGTTACAAACAGTAGACCCAGGAACTGGTCAATTAGTTTGGATTCCAGCCTCTACTTTAATTCCAGGTGTATATGCATTTAATGATAGCGTATCAGATCCATGGTTTGCACCAGCAGGTATTAATAGAGGTGGTTTAGATACAGTTGTACGAGCTGAACAAAAATTAACTCAAACCCAACGTAATGATCTTTATGTAGGTAACGTAAACCCTATAGCAACATTCCCAGGTACTGGGGTTGTAGTATATGGTCAGAAAACTCTACAGAAAAAAGCATCTGCACTTGATCGTGTAAATGTACGTAGATTATTAATTGCTCTTAAGTCTTATATTTCTCAAATAGCTCTTAATTTAGTGTTTGAACAAAATACGATTGCAACCAGAAATCAATTCTTAAGCCAAGTTAACCCTTATCTTGAATCAGTTCAACAACGTCAAGGCTTATACGCATTTAGAGTAATTATGGATGATTCCAATAACACTCCCGATGTAATTGACAGAAATCAATTAATAGGTCAAATTTATCTTCAACCAACTAAGACTGCTGAATTCATTTATTTAGACTTTAACATCTTACCAACTGGAGCTACTTTCCCAGCGTAAAAAATTAAAAAATTAATATTTATAATAAAATAAATAATAAAGCAAAATGGCAGTATTAGATCCAAACGAAATATTTTTCACCGCATTTGAACCTAAAATCCCTAACAGATTTATAATGTATGTTGATGGTTTCCCGTCATATATAATTAAAGCAATATCAGCTGTTGGATTCGATCAAAGTGAAACAGTTCTTAATCATATCAACGTATATCGCAAAATTAAAGGCAAAACCAGATGGAACGATATTACAATGACATTATTTGACCCGATTACTCCATCAGGAGCACAATCGGTAATGGAGTGGATGCGTTTACACCATGAATCCGTAACAGGTAGAGATGGTTATTCCGACTTTTATAAAAAAGACGTAACAATTGATATTCTAGGACCAGTAGGTGATATTGTTTCTGAATGGGTAATTAAAGGTGCTTTTATTAAATCAGCTACTTTTGGAGATTATAACTGGGATACAGATAACGTTGCTACCAACTTAAGTGTAACTTTAGGTATGGATTATTGTGTATTAAACTTCTAATAAAAGTTTACATAAAACTAAATTTGAGCTTGGCAATGTCAAGCTCTTTTTTTACATTAAAGTTAATAAAAAATATTCTTTTATAATATTTATAGTTATATAAGTTATTAATAAACAGTTTTTATGGAACAACAAGAAACAAAATTTAAATTTCCAACAGAAGTAATTGAATTACCTTCAAAAGGTTTACTTTATCCTGAAGAAAATCCTCTATCTGCTGGTAAAATTGAAATGAAATATATGACGGCTAAGGAAGAAGATATTCTTACAAATCAGTCTTATATTCAAAATGGTACAGTATTAGATAAACTTTTAAAAGCATTAATTGTTACTAAAGTTAATTATGATGATATTGTTATTGGTGATAAAAATGCATTAATGGTCGCCTCTAGAATTTTAGGTTACGGTGCTGATTATACTTTTAAGTATGCTAATAAAACTTATACTATTGATTTATCAAAAATAGAAAATAAAAATTTTGATGAATCTTTAATCACACCATACAAAAACGAATTTCAATTTACTCTACCAACATCTAACATTCAGATTACTTTTAAAATTTTAACCCATTCAGATGAGTTAAAAATTAATCAGGAATTAGAAGGACTTAAAAAATTAGGTAGAGAATTATCACCAGAATTATCAACTCGTTTAAAGTATATTATTACCTCAGTTAATGGGAATAGTGATACAAAAACTATACGTGATTTTGTTGATACAAGTTTTTTAGCAAAAGATTCAAGAGCATTAAGAGAATATATAAGTAAAATTCAACCTGACGTTGATTTAAAATTTATTACAGACAGTGGACAGGAGGCCGCTATCCCAATTACTCTTAGCTTTTTTTGGCCTGACCTCTGAAACAGCACCTCAAATAAGGTTTAATTTATTTACTCAAATTCATGAAATTGTTTTTCATGGAAATGGGGGATATTCTTGGGAAACTATTTATAACATGCCAATATGGTTACGAAAATTTACTTTCAATAAAATTCAGGATCATTACACTAAACAAAAAGAAGAAATAGAAAAATCTAAAACAGGAAGTAATACTACAAATGTAATGGACTCTTCAGGAAATATTAATTCTCCTCAATTTTTAAAAACAATGCCTAAAAAACCTAAGTCAAATTTTAAATAGCGCAATATTTATAATAAAATGTTAAATGGCAGAAGGAGATCCTAAACAGCAGTTTAACGACGCTAATAAGGCACAACAACAATTCACAGACAGGTTTAGTGAAAACATAACCTTTCTGAGAGATGCCTTTACTTCGTTAAGCTTTACTATAACGGATGCTATTCAAGAAGCTATTGATAAAACTGACGAAGTAGGTTCAGTAGGGCAACGTGTAGCTAAATCATTCGAAAGAGATATTTTTAATGGTATTAAAAAAATTAATGGCTCCTTAGATTCTCAAATAGCTTTACAACAAAAAATCATTTCAGGCCAAGCAAAACAAGCTGATTTTGATAAAGAAAAAACTAGAGTACAAGCAACAATTGCTGCTATTCAAAGTAGAATTCAAGGATTAGAATTACAAGGGGTAGAAATTAATGCCGACTTAATTAAACAATTAGAAGAACAACAAGCATTAACCCAATTACAAATTGAAGATTTAGAAAAACAAAATAATGAAAGAATAAAAGGTATGTCTCTTCTTGAAAAGGGAAGAGGTATATTACAACAACATGCCAACTCTATTGATAAGAGTGGTATGCTTTCTAAAGTTCTATCAGGTAATTTAAAAGATGTTTTTTCAAAAGCTAACTTAATCGAGCTTGCTTTTGTTGCTATTGTAAAAGGAGCTCTTGATGCTTCATCACAAATGGCTTCATTTAGAAAAGAAGCTGGTTTAAGTTATGGTGAATCTTTATCACTTGCTGCCGAATTAAAAGTTGTTGCTGCGTCTACTGGTGATGCTTTTATTAATTCTGCTAAACTTTCAAAATCTTTTGTTGATTTATCTAAAGAATTAGGTTCAATTGTTAATACAAGTGGCCAAACACTTGAAACTTTTACAAATCTTACAACAAGATTAGGATTAGGAAATAAAGAAGCAGCTCAATTAACATTACTTGCTCGCAGCCAAAGTGAAAATACAGAGGATGTTTTAGATAATGTTAGTAAGACAGTTGATGGTTTAAACGCTCAAAAAGGTACAGGAATACTTTTAAAACAAGTATTTAATGATATAGCTAATGCTAGTAAATCTATTGTTGTAAGCTTAGGGATGAGTCCTAGCCTTATAGCAGAAGCGGCAACTGAAGCAAGACAATTAGGTTTAAGTTTAGGTGAAGTTGATAAAATAGCAGGTTCACTTCTAAATTTTGAAGATTCAATTACCAAAGAATTAAAAGCTGAACTTTTAATAGGCCAAGAAATTAATCTTGAACAAGCAAGGCAAGCGGCTTTAATGAATGATATGGTTGGTTTAACCCAAGAAATTGGTAAAAATCAACAAATTATAGATACATTTGCTACAGGTAATCGACTCCAACAACAAGCTATTGCTGAAGCTATGGGTATGTCTCGTGAAGAGATGGCCCAAATGGTTTATCAACAACAAGTTATGACAATTGGGGCTGAGGGTGTAAGAGAAAAATTTGGGAAACAAGCATATGAGCAATTAAAAGCACAATCAGCCGCAGAAAACTTCCAAAATACCTTAACTAAAATCCAGAGTGTAGTTGGAGATATTGGTGTAGCATTTGCTCCTATAATTGATTTAGTATCATTTTTAGTTTCTAAAATGGCTGCTTTATCTCCAATTATTGTAGGAATTGTAGCTGCTATGGCTCCTTTAGCAGCTAAATCTGTGGTTACAGCAATTGCTGGTATCTATACATCCTTATCTCAAATTCCATTTGGTGTTGGTTTAGCAGCTGCTACAGGTATTGCTGGGGGTCTTATATCAATGATTTCAAGTGCTCAATCTCAAACTGCAGACGATATGAGCCAAAATGGGTATGGTAAAAGAACCATATTATCCCCAGAAGGAGCTATCAGATTAAATGATAATGATACTATTATAGCAGGTACTGATTTAGAAGGAAAAGGAAAACCTCAAGCGGCAACATCAAGTGCTGTCTCTATGGATATAGGACCTTTAGTTCAAGAAATGGCTGCTGTTAAAAATTTATTAGGACAATTATTATCAAAAGAAACAAACGTTTTTATGGATTCTACAAAAGTTGGAGAAGCACTAAGAATAGCTGCAGTAAAAATTAATTAATTAAATATTTATAATAAAAAAAACTATGGGATTACTAAAACTTTTACCTTCATCTCCTTTTGGTTTGAAAGGATTAACCCCACCAACTATTGGTAGTGCAAATCCTCAATCCAAATTACACTATGAGTATTCTATCAACAATACACCTCCATTCCCAGGATTTCCTAATCCTTCACAATTGGATTTAAATGGAATAACCCCTCCTAAGTATTTGGATAATCCTCCAGGATAACATATGCCTTTAATAAACCTTACAACCGACCTAAAAGATATTAGGTACGGTAAAGATACTCCTGGTGGTGGTTATAGTGGACAACCTTACATACAGAAAAAAATTCCTGTAGGGTTATCTTCTAAATCACCGGATTTCTTATTACGTAATGGTTTTTTAGCACCTCAATCAACTTTAGAAGATGTTAGGAGACTAACAAAAATGTTTTTTGACTTAAAGTCACCAAATGGACTTTTATTTATTGCTAAGCAAAATTTATTATCTAACTCTAACGTTAGAACCCAAGCAGGAGGTACTTTAAATCAGGGAGTTTATACTCCTTTATCAACTCTAGCTCAAGCGGGAGTTATTACTTTTGGTGGGCATTTAAATAAACAAGGTATAGACCCTACAGGTCTATCTCCTTTATCTTTAAGAACTTATTTAGATGTTGTATCTCCTAAAATAGGTCCTAGTATTAAAGTAACAGATAACAATAGACTTGTTAATTTAGCAAGTAAAAAAATAAAAGGAAATTTTATTGGGCCAGTACTATCAGCCATTGATAATAATATTAGTCTATTAGGAGGTAAAACCGGAAATACAATGATTTCTTATAGAGGAGGTCCGGGTGCACCTTTAGGTGTTGGTTTTACAAATTTGAATTTTACAGATCAAAGAACAGGTTTAAATAATTCTTTAGCTCAAGCAATAGGAGCTGATAAAGCTTATTTTTTTGGTAGTTATGCTAAAGGTGGAATTCTTACTTTAGGTAAAACTGGCCCTGTTGTTTTACACAGAGCAGATCCTGTTAGATATAATAAAGAAGGAGCTAGCTTAATTTATGAACAAAATGTAAATAAAGTATTACCTATTATTAATAAAATAGATGCTAGATCTGGAATTCCTGCTCCTTTTATTTCTGTTTTAAATTTAAATGATACTCTTTTTGGAGTTGGTGATACTTTAAGAAGTGAAAGAAATGTTTATAAACAAGGAGGAACATTTCCGGCAACTAATACTGAAATCATTCAACAAAATGGAACAACTACATTTAATCAGTTTCAATTAATAGCGGCTGAGCCTATTGGTAATAAAAGTGGTCAATTTCCTACAGATTTTAGAAAAACTATTATTGATACTCCTGAAGGTAAAAAACTTTTAGGAAAATTTAATAATAACCTCGCTGAAGCTCCCGATTATATAACAGGAGCTATTGAAACCAGAGTACATTTAGGAAACCCAGGCACCCCTAAAAATAAAGCAGATTATAACAATTCACCTGATGCCTTAGATAAAATTACAGCTTTACCACTTTATAAAGCTAGCTCAGTTGCTACTAATAACATGCAGGATTTCCCTGTAAATGATCTTGTAAAATTTAGAATAGCTGTAATTGATAATGACAACCCTAGAAATAAAACTTTTATTCATTTTAGGGCATTCTTAGATAGTATCTCAGACAATTACGCTAGTGATTGGAATTCATTTAAATATACGGGACGTGGTGAAAATTTTTACACCTATCAGGGTTTTACACGTGATATATCATTAGGTTGGTCAGTAGCCGCACAATCGCGTGCTGAATTAATTCCAATGTATAAAAAACTAAATTACTTAGCATCAGTTTGTGCTCCTGATTATTCTAATTCGGGTTATATGCGAGGTAACCTTGTCCAATTAACAATTGGTGGTTACCTTTATGAGACAGTGGGAATAATAAGAGGATTTACATACGAAATGCCCCAAGATGCAACTTGGGAAATTGGTATAAATACTTTAGGTACTGGTTTAGATGAAGATAGAATACAAGCTGCAGAAGGTGTTAAAGAATTAACACAATTAATTAGAGTAACTGGATTTAGATTTACCCCAATTCAAAGGTTCCTACCCAGAACTCAAATTCTTAATTTTGGTGAATTAGCAACTAAAGAAGATGGCACATTATCACCTACTAAAGTAGAAGGTTATGGTTTACAAAGATATATTAGTTTATCAAATGGGTTTAACAACAACTATACTACAGCTCCATAATGAACAGATATAGAAATATACCCATTCTAAAGGATAATACAGGCAGTAGATATTATAAAACTACTCTATACCCTGAAATCCCACTACAACAAACTGATGTGTATGTTTTTACAACTCAAGGGGATAGATTTGATACTTTAGCAACCCAATACTATGGAGATTCTTCACTTTGGTGGATTATTTCTTCAGCTAATTCTGAATTACCAAAAAATTCACTATTCCCCCCAGAAGGGATTCAAATTAGAATCCCAAGTAATCCTAGTGCTATTATTTCTGCGTTTGAAATTTTAAATGAAATACAATGAACCTTATAGGAGAAAGTTTTGAAGAATTTGTCAATGATCAAATTAAAAAAAGACAGCAAAAATTAGGTTTAGCTGGTAGAAGTAACGAAAATCTTGTTTGGCAAAATGCTAAAACTAGTTTTATTAAAATTACCAGTATGGTAAATGTTATTGATACCGAAACTGCTAATTTAAAAAGATATGGTTGGTTGCAAGATTCTAATTTAAAAGGATCAGATTTAGCTAAAGCTTTTGTATTAGATACAGGAATAACTGATACTAGAAATTCACCTAATAAAATATTTGCAGGTGTAACAAATAATACTTCATTAATTAATACTTTTGCTTATGGTTTAGGGGGTACTGAATTTGGTATTAAACCGATACCTGGTGTTTCTTCATTAGTTGTAAAACATAAAAATGATGGTTCATTAAGAGAAGCACAAATACAATTAACAGCTTATAATAGAGTCCAATTTGAAATTTTAGATTTACTATATCTACGTTTAGGATATTCTGTTGTTGTTGAATGGGGTAATACTTTATTTTGGGACAATGGAACTGATGAAGAAAATCCTAGTTTAAGTGAAATATCCCTCACTTTACAAAATTTACTTTTTAAAGAAGGTAAAAATCACTTTGATATTCATAATTCTATTTTAGCAACAAGAAAATTAAATAGTGCTAATTATGATGCGATGATTGGGAGAGTAAAAAATTATTCTTTTACAATTAATAAAGACGGACATTATGATATAATTTTAGATTTAATATCTTATGGAGATTTAATTGAAAGTTTAAAAGTAAATAATCTTAATAAAACCACTAAAACTACAGGTACAGACCCAAAACAACCGACTAATATTTTTCAAAGGCATAAAGATAAACACGCCATTGG